AAACCTCAGAATAGGATGACTTTGGAAACCGCGAGATGCCGCCAGAATTCCGTTATCATAACGAGAAATCCTTATGGTATACGTCCGAACCGCGACGCTTCACTTTCGGCCTCTTCGAGTCTACCCTATACCGTGATGTGAGAAAAACCATCTCGGTTACTTTGGTCACTGGGCATACCCCCTCCCACCTCTTTATACTTACCGTTCCCCATTAGTTGGACTGGCGTATGGCTGGTCCAGAAAAGGACTTCGCCATGTACAGCCATTTGATCGTTCTTTTCACTTCTCGGCTAACGGATGAAGAAAATGCTGTCGCGTTCCTGGTGATGTATCCACGTAAATTCGTGAATTGTCTCCGGTATTCGATTAAGCATAACGACATCCCAGGCTGGCTTGTTCATGTACATGAACATGGGCATCCCGCACTCAAACTGCCATCATTGGCTGACGAGGCTGCGGTTGCCAAGCTAAAGGTTACCGATCCTTCCCTCGTGCATGAGATTTCGCACGACGGAACCAACATCTTTGCCTTTACCCATTGTCAAGTTCTTTACGACATTTGGAAACATAAAGGCTATATAACATGGGGTGACGGTGATTGTAGTGCAGATTTTGACTCTCCGTCGGGCTTGCATGACGCAGGAGAACGCCATGACTAACGTTTTTGTGGACTACTGTGTGGATTTAGGGTCTAAAGACCTTACATCTTCACTACTCTCGAAAACCGTCGTTGGATCCAAGTTCTTGGATTACAGCTCGGACCCATTTCTTGAGGTTCTGCAGTATGTTCCTGACGTTAACGTCCACCGTTCTCGTAACGAACTACGTCTTGTAGGTTCGAATATAAAAACGAGGGTCAAGAGAAAACCTTCTTACTTCGATAACTTGCGATTTGCATTGCAAGTTCTCCAGTTCCAAACTACGCCTCCCCCACGGGGGGCGGGCAGCTGGACGCCGCGAATATCTGCGGCAGTCGGAGGAGTAAAATTGCAGAACTCGGTAGCTGCACGGACGATGTTCTCTCAGTTCTTCCCTACCAACGAATCTCATGTTGGAGACAAGAGCTTTGATGACTTCTTCTTCAACCTGCTGACGACGCCGACAGGTGATCGTGTAGCATCGGTTAGTGCTTTCGAATTCATGACGTCTGTTTTTAATCAGTCATCTACCGTCTCCTTTAAACGGGATGGTTCTGTTGACTATCATGAATGTGAGATAAAACTCACCGGTAAAACGGAGAGATATCTTTCTTATCATGTAGATTGTCACGGATTCTGGAAGTTGAACCACTCACTCTACTTCGGTACAATGTCATACAACGTAGCGATTTCGTTGTCGCTAACAGATCCTGGGCTGAACCTCTTAATTGAGGACTGCCGGGACTGGCGTATGTTGACCGATGGTGCCATGGTACGTGACGTTAAGATCTTCGAAGGCGTTTATCGCCAGCGATTGATCAGACACAAAGAGCAGACGGGACAGTTGGCCGATGCAATTGTGCAAAGTACCGACTGGTCGATCACTGCATGCCAAGGAGCTTTATACCACTCACAGTCCGGTGCTTTTTCCGTACTGTTGGGTGATGTTTCGAAGCAATTCGAAACTTTAATAGAGTCACCTGGATTTATCAGCGAAGTTTTACCAGCTGCGGCAACACTCCCAGGTTCTTTACTGGGCGCTGTTACTGGTACCAAAGCCTTATCTGCCGATGCGTTGTTTCTCGGAAAGGTAGCGCCTCCAGACGGATATTTCTACCGTCTGAAACTTCTCCTTCGCCTTCTTGCTGGTGGCTATTTGGCGTATATCTTCGCCGTTAGACCGACGCTCGAAGGCGTTTCCGACGTCCTGCGTAGTCACTTGCCTAGTCTCACCTTGTTTAAAGCAAGCAAAGGGCTAGTGTTCAATAGTGATACCGACTTCTTCGATTTGCCGCCGGGCTTGAAAGAGCTTGTCCAGCAAATTACGCGGGAAGAACTCATCCATTGGCACATCCAATTTCGCACCGAAGCTACTGTTTCCTTGCGGAACAATGACGTCGTGGATACAATACATGGTCTCTTGCAGCCAGCCCTAGTCGCGGGTTTGTTACCCGAACCTAAGACTATCTGGGCAGCAGGAACTTTCACGTTCGTAGTCGACTGGGTGCTTCCGATATCAAAGTTGATAGAGGATGCTCAAACGTTCTTCTCGTCAGTGAGATTTCGCCGTTCCCGGATTGGTCATTCGGTGAACGTCAAGATCACTGACGTCAGTGGGCTAACTTACGAACTCTACATTCGGTCGGACGAAACTGATTCGTTCGTCGACCCGCCTCGCGATTCTTGGTTACAAACGCAAGGCGTACAGTTTGATGCAGCGGTACCACTGCTGCTCACTCTGATCTTGTAGCCTCCATAAATGCCCAATTCTAGTGGCAATGCCACAGAAAGAGCCGTAAATGGCAACCTTAAGCTATCCCGCCGACCCAACTGCTGTAGGCGGTGCGGCTGTGATCCAGGCATCTGTTTTTGCCTTGGTCGCCGCAGACTATACGCGGATTGATCATCAGCAGGCTTCACAAGCCCTGCGTAATTCTGGTCACTCCGCTCCTTACTTTCCCAAGAACGATACGGGGAATTGGATTTTTGCGCGTCGAGTCGACGCGTATGGTCCTGAAATTCCCCAGATTTTGGGAATGCGGGTCACGCCCCGTGTCATTACACGGAATGTGTTTTCGCCAACCCTGGCGACCATTACCAACGTCGCTCTGCGCACTTTTGAGGTTGCCATTTTCAACTGGCATCCCGCAATCGTCGCAATGACGGATGGCACGGCACTGCCGGTGCTTTTGACTTCACAAGCAACAGCGACTGCTGTTGTCAATCCTGAGTCCGGGGATGTGTTCGGTACCGAAGTTGAGTACCGTCATCTCCTCGAAGCTGTGGGTGTGATGTTTAAGCAGGTGGCGGCAAATCCTCCTGATGAGACACCCTTCATGAAACTTGTTGCATCGCTTTACCCAATAGCTTAGGCTAAAGTAAAGCTCTCATGAAGGCCTCAATGCGGGTGGACCCGATTCTTTACGCTGGCGTTTGGGCCCAAAAAATAAGCCCGAATGTACCGGTACATGAGGAAGAGGATCATTGTATACGATCCCTAACCCATCATGCAGCCCTCCTGTATTGTAACCCATTGACGGAGCAGCTTAAACCACGCGATCGCTTTCGACTAGTTCGTCGGCAGCTACAGTCGTATTTTAAGCTTATTGAAACCGAAGGCTTTATCCCTGCGTTAATCACGCTAAAAGGACTAGCCCTAGTTTTCTTGAAATGCTTTTCGGTTGATCCGGAAGGACGCACTGTTTTCTATGCGTCGGATGAACTGCGCGTCAGTCCCCTTTGGGGGGCTTGCGCCCATCTATCTGGATCGGTGATAACCGGGGAGAACTACAGGCTATGCCAATATATCCTTGGCTGGCACGTTTTCCTGTCTAAATTGCCGTTGACTCGACCTGATCTATCCAAATCGGCAAAGATTGCCTGGCTTGGTCGTCAGTTAGAGCCAATCCCCGTGACGTTTCAAGCGGATTTAATTCATCCGCTACGTCATATCGTTGGATGGTTATTCGAACTTTATCCCGAGTTCGTCGGTGCCCACGGGCCCGGTAGCACCGCAGGCGGTGCCAAGACAGTCCCTAGTAAGAACGAAAAGTTTCGGTCGTCTTACCAAACTGCCTTGCTCCTTCGATATTCACCAGAAGGTCCTTTATCTCCTGATGGTCTGTCCACTCGAAAGAGAAGGGCGGAATATAGAGAAGCTCCTAAAGATATAGGGAGCGTGAGACCTATCACTATGATGCCCCCTGAGGATCAATTCGCTCAGCAAGGGCTGAAATATTGCTGGTACGCTCAGACCGATTTGGTTCGAGAGGATAACTTATCTCTCTTCACGAAATTCAGTGACCAGACTCCCTCACGGGAACTGGCATTGAGTGGTTCCAACCCGGAAAACGGCGAACGCCGCGTTGCGACGATAGACCTCAAAGATTCTTCCGACACTGTGTCGGTCGATCTTGTCTGCAACCTCTTTTCTGGAGATACCCTGCATTATATAATGCTGGCACGCTCCTGGGAATGTAAAGTAGGCAAAGGAGTAGTCGAAACGTCCATGTACGATGGCATGGGAAGTGCACTTACCTTCCCTGTACAGACAACGATATTTGTTGCTATCGCGATCTGGGCAACCATATTGCGACTCACGTCGGACGAACCTGACCTAACTTGGCAGGAACGCCTACAAACGGTTTTAACCCCGCACGGCTTCAGGAAGCAATTCCTATGGGCAATGCGCGGCATCCGTGTTTATGGCGACGATATCATCCTACCCGATTCAGCCGCACTGATCGCTGTTGATATACTACAGCGTTTGGGGCTTGTCGTAAACGTGAATAAGAGCTTTATCGGCTCAATTCCGGTTCGCGAGTCATGCGGTAGATATGCAATAGGCGGTTATGATGTAACACCGCTTCGTTGCAAATTACCGATACTGGCGAAAGCCAGTCTTGCCGATGCTGCCTATCTTGAATCCCTTCGGGATCACACGAACTTAGCTTACCTGTACGGCTATAAACAGCTGTATAGAAGTTATTTGCGTGATGCACGTTCTCGGAAACCCTTTATTGCTAAGGGTGAACTTCGACGCGTGCGGTCGCGAAAGCAAAAGCGGTCCCATTACGTTCACACGTATGGTCAACCGTCTATGCTCTTTGATTCCGGTGTTCGTAACGAGAGATCGATCGGTTGGTTTTCCGATCGTGACTCAGTTACTACCCATCGCGATCAACTGTGGGGGCCTGTAGACGTCTTCACGAGTCTCAGACCGAAGGCGGTCACTGATCTTGATACAATCAGTGGTTTCTATTATCTCACCTTGTGGTGGCGTGATAGGACTTTCTATCAGAGGGATGACTCGGAGGAAGTGATTTCTATCGAGGATTTCATCTGGAGATTGCGTTCTTTAGGAGAGAGTGGTCACGGGAAAATTCCTCGTGGCGTACGCCTGGAAAAGGCGAATGCTCGAACGGTCCGAAGTCCTAAGGACCGCAAGTCATCTAGCTGGGAATGGGCACCCAGCTGACGTCGGCATATCAAGCCGCTGTTAGAGGAAGTGTGAC